AAGATGCTCACTTTAATCCTATTAAATTCAAAAAAGCTTATAAAGAAAAGATAACAAATGAAGACCTTGATGAGGATATGAGAAAGACTTATCAATCTAATGTTAGAGCTGCAGCTTATGATTTAATTATGATGGCCATCCTTGGTGCTATTGCTACGCTAGTTATGGGGTGGAAAGATGATTTAATTAAAGAAGCTAAAGAATCTGCCGATGCAACTGATGCAGCCATAGCTTCTGCGGCTAATATCATAGCTCGTTCTATAGATAACTCTCGATTAGATTTCAATTGGTTTAAGTCTATCTTTGAACCTTCAATGGACTGGAATCCATTTGCCATAGCTTATATGGCTAATGAAGCCAAACATATTTATAATTATGTTACAGGAGATCAAGAATTTTCTGATATAATTGTTAAATCTTTCTCTGCAGCTAGACAAGTTAAACCTATATTTGATTTACTTAAAGTAGAGTAAAAAAAAATAGGGCGACTCGAGGATAAACCCCGGGCCGCCCTTAATTGTTATAAATCCAATGGATTTTCTTTAGAAAAGATTTTCATAGTTTCAAATAATTCTTCAAGAGAACCATTATTACCTACATGAAAATCCCAGTTAGTATAATTATCTAATGCTGTTTCACTGCTATGATTTCCAGCGCCAGCACCACTTCTATCTATTCTTATTATTTTACCTCCACGTTCTTTTATAGATTCAACTTCAATCGGAAATCTAACATCAGCTATAATAATGTTAGCCCAGTCCTTTGTATTAGCATATAATGCTTTAACCCAGAATTTATCATCTATACTTTCACGTATACAAGTACCTAATTTTTGAAGTAATTCTCGAACTGTTATTCCTAACCATTCGATTGTCTGTTTTTTGCCTCCTTGAGTATTAACATCATCTTCTCCGAGTGTGCAAACAGCCATTGCTGTCTCTTTAAGTGCATCAGCAAAATGTACGATTTGAACATCAACGAAGTTTCTGTATCGTTTGTTCTTATAGTCGTCGTAGGAAATCTCTGGGTTGGCGTACAATACTTCCAACATCTTAGCAGCTGTATCTTTTCCTGAACCTGCTTTACCGGAAATACCTATAATCATTCTACAATGAAACCTTTAATTACTTGACTTACAAGAGCCTTATCTACTAAAGCAAATTTACTTGAAACTTCCTTAATAGCTAAACCCATTTGTTTCTTTGTAATGTAAGGAAAATTTACTTCGGACACTTGACCTTGTCGCCATTCCGAGTAGCAGGATTCGATTTGAGCCACATTAGGAAGCTCAGGAAGGAGTTTTTCTAATGTCTCGATCTCCACAGCCTCCTTGTCGGCTAAGTCCTGTCTACCGCCATTTTTGTATTCTTCAAGGGAGTTTTTACGCTGCTTAATCAAACTCTTAAGAATATCGAGTTCAGCTTTAGCATCATACTTCTTTCCAGAGCCAGATGTTTGAAATTCGATTATTTTTGTCTTGAAGTCTTTGAGAGCATTTAACTTAAGATCAATAAGAGTTGTATCTTGTTTATTTGCTACGGCATTCTTTTTCTCAACCATAGTTAACATTAATTCCTTACTTATATTAATCATTTGATTTCAGTATATTCTCTGTCTCCTATACAATTATCACAATAGGGACAAATCCAACCAGTGCTCATTTTAGTAGCAGGAGCACCACAATCTATACAAGTGTGTTGAGAAATATCTTCATACTTTCTTATAATATCAAAGACTCCTTTTGGAGAATAAGAATCATACCAACATAGTTCTCCCCACTTTTCCTTTATCTGCATTATTCTATATTTGAACAAGACTTTCCAGCCATGTTTTAATAATGCAGTTCTAATCTCTTTGCACATTTGTATTCCAAATGCTTTTCTCCATCCTTTATCCATTGCATCTAATTCTGTATGATTAGGTATACAATGGAGTAATTGAAGAGGCCAATCATTAATCCAATCCAAGAATTGTATCCACCTACGTAACCATTTAGCATGAACAACTTCAATAAAATGGTTAGCATTTTCAACATCTTCCCAATCTTCTCCAACTATAAGTATAGGTTCAAAACTTTTTTCAGTTTTTCTCCAACCACATCCAACTATTGAACCTTTACCGTAGTTAGAAATCGGAATAGAAATCCAAGGTTTACCGTGTTCATTACATACTTGGAGATAATCTTCTTTTACTCTTAAAGTATAGATATGATCATTAATATTACCATAACTAATTAGAGATTCCTTCTCTCTAACAATTTTTAGAAAGAAAGAATCTCCTGTAAGTTTCCACCATTTACGATGAAATTCTACAATTTTCCAGTTATCATAATGATTACCAGTAAATCTATTTCTTGGATAAAGAAACGGAAATCGAATACAAAGTATTGTACTATTTACAGCTTTCTTAACAGTTTTCAGTAAGCCCATATGCTGCATAATTAATGCATGTAACAGCTTCCTCTTCGAGATCTCTTATCATTACTGTGAAGTCTGGTAATTCAGTTCTGATAATTCTCTCAAACATTTCTATAAAAGAGTCTAAATCAATCCAGTAGTCATTATCATATTCTAAATGTTCTTTGATATACTCATCATCAATAACTCCAGCTTCCTTAAGAATATTTAGCTGTTCATCAGTAATACCATGATCTCCATAATCGCTACATACATCTTTTGTAAAATCTAAACCAGTCTTAAGAACCCAGTTTTGATAAGCTTTATCAATTTCTGCAGCAGGATAATTGGATACTAAATGTTTAATTTCATAACCACCGTGACCATCTCCATATACGTCTCCGAGATTATAACAAATATTATACTTTAATTCCTTCATTTTTACACATTTCTAAAGATAATTGTCTATTTTCCATAATCTTAGCAAATTCTTCAATAGATATTGGTCGGAAATCATTGTTATCTACTCCAACATCATATTGTCATAAAGGTTTTTCAGAATGGTACCTAAACATACTATACACATTGTGTTGTACTTTAAGTGAACCATCATAGATAACTATAGTCATAGTTATATTAGCTCCAGAATGTATTGTTTTTAATTTAGCTTGTATTTTATCCCTGGTTGTACCAGAATAAAAAGAATCATCAAACATAACACAATTTGGAGATTTTAGGTCTTCACGATAAATGATAGGCTCTGCACCTGTTCTAATATCACCATTAATTAGAATCACGTCTTTAAACATTTTTTGTAGTTTATCACCACAAACATTCATTAATGCAATTCCAAATTGACCTGTGAGAACTAATGTCCTAGTTTCCGGACTAAAAATTTTATTCTCAGCAAATGTTAAGAACTGGGTGAGAATATCCATATCACCTCGCAACATAGCATCTAAAGCATCAAAGAAGTCTTCTCCTTCAGGATGCTGTTTTAAGATTTCTGCAATTTTTTCGTTTAATCTATTCATTTTTTAACCATTGATAGTTTTATCTGTAAAGGTGCATCTTTCCATTGTTGTTGCTCTGCGAAAGAGGGAACATGTTCTAATGGAAAATCTCCAATTACGAAGCTTAATCCACCACCTGACCATCCATCACGAGCTCTTGTAGGTTTATTCTGATACAATAGCAGAATTCCATCTATGTTTCTGACTAACCACATATTATATTCCTAACCAAAGTCTTAAAAACAATATCTTAAGATTTAGCCACTGAAGCTTCATCCATGATTTCATTTTCTATTCTCAATTGTTCGGAAACTAATCCGAGTTTAACAAACTCATCAAATACTTGACGAGCCAATTTCTTAGCCTCTGGATGAGGCTTATTACCCTTACTTACCCAAGCACGTAACTTAAAGAAATGTTCCCAATCATCAATAAATGCAGTATGATAAAGTTCTGTTTGTAAATCCATAGGAAGAATATCTCTTGCTTCTTCTGGTTTACATTTTAATCGGAGAAGATTCATATAAGACCATTCACAAGCCATATTAGCAAATAACCAATAATCTATTTTCTTCCAACCTTCAGTTCCTGAAATATTTAATCTTCTCACATATTCTGAAAAATGCTGTGGAATATCACTATCTTCCCCATGTACCCAATCAGGTTGAACAATACCTATTTCATTTCCAAACTTATCTTTGCTAAAATTACAATAACGAGAACTTCTCTCCATTATAGAATCTTTACGATGTCTATTAAACTCTGCTGAAATTGCACGTTGACAAGTGAAGTGTACTGTCATTCTAAGTTTATGTTCTGGATAGGGATTATCAACAGAATGATCAAGTACCTTCTCTACTTCCTCCTCACTAAAATTTTCAACAATAACACGTAGGTTAGTTGTTACATAATAAGCGGTAGTTGGACCATATTCTTCTACAAATGAATGTATCCATTCATGGTCAGCTTGTGCTGCCACATCAAAATGTTTCTCTACTACTTTTGAGTAAGGATTCATTTTAAATTTCCGAACATCATCAAAGTGTATAACATAATAAGGATCATACATAGGAGAACCTATTAAATATATTAAATAGATAGTACCATGTTCAAGAGGAGCATTGTGTTCTCTGCTCATTAATCCTTTTATAAAGTTTTTATAAGAATTATCTGTAATTAAATTTTCACTTGCCCAGCAAGCTCTTCCGACCTTTTCTATTTGTTTAAAAGCTCCCTCGATACCCGGCCCTTGGGGCATCAAGGAAGCTTGAGATGTTAATATATTCACGACTCCATAACAGTTATATTGTCAACTACCCAATCTGCAGCATCTTCCTTCATATAATTTAAAGGATTAATATCTCCATGTTTGTCTTGATTAGCAATAGCTTTTAACATTTCATCAGGCAGCCATTTTTCTAATCTGACATCTTCCTCAGTAATTTCCCTATCAGTACTCTTAGTAACATTTATAGTAAATTCTTTACTTAAAGTAATACTAACTAATACTTGATATGGTTCTGGAAGAGGTTGATTATAGGGAGCATCAGGATCATTTGCTGCACCAAGAGGATAATTATTCATTTAAACTGTTAACCCATTGTTTAATATCGTCAGGAGTTTTAATTCCAGTGAATCTAGCAATTTCATTACCATCTTTTACTGCAACAAAAACCGGAATATTTCTGATATGATAAGTAGCACAGAGTTCTTCATTCTCTTCAATGTTTATTGGCTCATATTCTATTCCAGCCTTTTCAAGATTTGCGGTTAAAACCTTACAAGGTCCGCACCAATCAGCATAGAATTTATAAAATTTCATTCTCTCACTAATTTATTAGGATTAAGTATTCTACGATGGAAGTCCTTAAACATTCTTCCGTGTTGTTTTACCATTTGCTTATAATAGAAATTTTTATTAGATTTGGGAATTTTATAAGGTCCGTTTGGGTGTGTTTTTTGATAGTAAGCTTCTCTACCTAACTGTAAAGCAGTTTTCCAATACTGAACAAAATATTTATTTATTTCTTTAAAGTTAGTAATGTAAATTACAAAAGCTAGCATCAATAAGCTCATTCCCACTACATGCAAATTGTAACTCATTTCTTAAGATTTTTATAAACTTCTTTACAAACTTTCTTTAAATCAGAACTTTTCCAAGTCCAATCAGGATGTCCCTCATCTGGAAGTACATCTCTCAAATAATCATCTACTCTATCATAGAAATCTTCGGGTTCACCATTAAGCCAACCCCAGTCCATCATTTCTACCCCATAAAGAGTAAAATGTTCTTTATAAGCTTTTAAAGAGATGTTAGTACCACGTGTTTCAACAGCTACATTCATGGTTGTAAACAAATTAATCCATTTTGTCTATACATCTGAACACATTTATTGTCATCTTCTAACGCAAATAATACGTTATATTTCGGAAGAATAAACTGATTAAGGATTGTCTCCTTAAATACGTCTCCCTTACAATAATCAGAAGCACTTCTCATAAAGAGTCTATCGTAAGGCACGTTATATGTCTTTAACCACTCTTCGGTTTGTTCTCTACCGTCTTCTCTTCTACCAGTAACAATAAGAATATCACAGGTTCCTGTCATTTTTTGTGCTCGTAGGATTGAGATTGGTCCTGCAAGAGGTGTATCATAGATAAGCTTCTCTTTCCAGTCGTCTGTGTAGAATGGCCGCTTTGTAAGATTAACACAGAGTGTGGAGTCCATGTCTGCAATAATACAGTCTGGTTTTCGTGCATCATAAGTCTTCATATTATAGAATTTATCTTCTATTTCCTTACAGATGATAAAATGACGATAACGTTTCCAAGTAGCACGAATCACAGCTTCTCCAACGGGATTGGGACGCATAGCATCTCTACGGATACACTCTTCAACAGGTGTAAAGAAATCCATATAAGTTATTTCATATTGTTCTCCTGGATAAGTTTTGTTATGGGTCTTTACTAAATCCTCATAGAATTCCCAATCTTTTGGATTAAGATTCATATTATCAATAACAATATTCCAACCTTTTTGCATCATATCTCCTAAGAAAGATGCACGAAGAGTTTTCATAATACCTGTATTTTCACGCTCTGGAACCCAATAATTACCCATCATATTTCTCATATCGTCCCAGTTAAAACGAACTCTATGAGTCGGATCTTCCATAGCCCAAGCCTTGGCCCAGGTACTCTTTCCTGAGCCCTGGATACCTCGGCAAATAATTAATTTATTCATTAATTGTTACTTTGATTACTGGCACCTCCAATTGTTGCATAAAAGGTACTAAATAATTGTTTACAAAATCTTCCAATCTTTCATCTTCTAGAAGAGGATTAATTTGGATTTCAATACTCTTAGTCAAAGGAGCTAAATTCGTCACTTCCTCCCCCTTCATGTTTACTATCATATTCTGCAGTCTTTAAAAATTCACACATGAAATTTGCAAATGATTGAGCAAGTGTTTCATCTTGCTCATTATTCATGTAATAATTAAAAGCGTGAAACAACTCATGCCAAAAAGTATTTTGTTTTTGATGTTCACTAAATTTGTAAGAAGATTCTCCTAGCGGAAATTCTTGAGCAAGATAAATCTTACTAGAAATCATATCATGCAATCCGAAAACCGCATCATCGTCATCATCTCTTACAAATTGTTTTTTGACAATCTGATAAGGATGTCCTGCTATTTGAAACCTATCAGGTATATCGATTTTAATCATATCAATGAACCCAATGATCGTTTATATCCACGTCAGCACCTAGATGTAATCTCTTACAGAATGGTTTTGCACCTTCTTCCATACATTCCACAAGTTTGGCAGCAACTTCTTCTGCCATTTCTTTTGGACATTCAAGATTAAATTCATCATGTACTGGAACGCACATCTTGACTATATTCTGATAATGGTTATCACAAATCCATCTAAACAGTTTGATAGAAGCAAATTTAAAGCACATTGCCCCACGGTTTTGTCAATTTTGTTATCCAAGAGACTCTTTATTCTCTTGTTCTGTCTCTTTCAAGCAGTTCGGACTATATCTTAATATATTTTTACAGAAATTCATCAATTCTTCTGGTGTTGCGGAATTTTTCATCTTATTAGCTTTCGTACTGATAACTTGTATGTTACCTTTTATATAACCTTTTGAATTATCTATTCTATCCAAAGAAGGAGAATAGTCATAGTTTTCAGAAGTGCCATATACAAAGGGACATTCTAATATAGGACATTTTTCTGGAATAATAATATCCTCCAATTCGATATTAAATTCTATTCCACGTTGTTCTGCTCTATATCTAGCGGCAGTAAACATTGCTCTATTAAAATTTTTTATTCGAGATTTTCTATCAATTATCCGTTGTTCTTCCCGATATTCTGGACATAGTTTCATTCTAAGTTTTCTAAAATAGTTTTTATCTTGTCCATTATTAATTAGAGTATGTTTTTCTCTACAAGATTTACAAAGCCAATCTCTACCTGTCTTACTTTTTCCCATTATAGCAAATTCATCTACAGGTAATTCTTCTCCGCATACCGGACACTTCATGATACCTTCAGTTATGGCTGGAGTTACTTTAGCATCCTTTCTTTTTCTTCTTTGCTCACGTTGACAATCTTTACAAATATTAACGTGACCATCTTTCATTGCTTTGTTCTTACTGAACATTTCTAGTGGTAATTCTCTACCACATTCTTTACAAATTTTTGATTCAATTTCCATATATTCCTTAATTTTTAATTACATTCAACTATAATTAAAAATCTTGGAATTAAAAAATATATTCTCCCTTTTCGTGGAATTTTACCTTCCTGCAAGCAGGAATCCATATTCTAGTCTCTACACACTTCTTAACATTACTGTTAAGGTTGGCTCGGGATTATCATACATTTAGTTTCACAACTCAAGCTTCAGACTTCCCCGAATTTAAGGAGTTTAGACAGGACACTGCCATCCTGTAATTAATAGAGTTCTTTTCACACTGAGATTTAATCATAAAGAACTTACGTACACTCCTAACTGTTTCACAATCAGGAGCATCGTGTTTCATTTCTCTATAATATTCCCAGAACTCAGGATTCCTCATTCTCTCCATCATATCTTTCATAAAATCCCAATTAGGAATATGCGCTCTATGACGGGTTTGTGGATTCATCAAAATATATCCATCACGCATTACTGCCATACGACAGTATTCTTGATAAGTAGCTATACCCGGGAAACCTTCCATGAAGTTTTTATAGATTTCTTTAGCTTCTTCAAGTGGTATACCCTTGTTATTAGCAATAGTATTGAAATCACCACCATAATTTATTGCGACAGTTGGCGTACAGCGAAACGCCAGTTGGACTATATCATAACCATGCATTTATTAAATGTTTAGGTCCGCGGTGCTTAATGTGGTTATTAAGAAGACTATACTTCTCCACTAGTCTCTGCACCTTCCGAAAGTGTACTTTCGGCTCGGCTCATGATTGGCTCGGCTTCAGCTTTCCATGAATTCTCCGCGTTTGCATAAGAGAGTTTCCAACTCTTAGGAGCTCGCTTTAAATATAACCCTTTGTACAGTGTCCCGCCCTTAATATGATTAGCAATTTTAGAAGAGTCTAAAGTATTAGAAGCTCCTTTTCTTGCTTTTATTGGTAAATCATTAAATTCTGATTTACTATATTCTACTAAGTCTGAATTACACCAAAAAGTGTTAAGCCATTTTTTATTTAAGTCATATACTATCACATAATCTGCCCTATCTTTATTTCTTTGAGCATTTTTTATGTGAACCTCTTTCATAGCTTGAGTTACTCCACCTTTTTTAGGTTTATGCATATTCTTTGTCTGGTCTTCAGTCATTTTCTTATCTTTATTCCAGGGTTCTTTTCCTTTATAATATCCTCGCCTCTCCGAATATTCTTTAATAAATTGTTCATATTCTTCTGGAGATAATTCTTCTTTTTTCTTTTTCCAAAATTCCTTATGGGTTATCGAGCTTTTTACTCTGGAAGATTTATTCTCCATAGGAGATTTACTAGGATTTGGATTCTCATTATATCCATTATGATAAGAATCGTACTTTTCTATATAATAGGCTTCTCTTTCTAAAAGAATTTCTGGATTTGTTACTATTTCTAGTATTTCACAAATAAACGAATCTGAACCATATTTATTAAATGCGTTTTGTAACTCTTTACTATGATGATTATTAGTATTCAGTTTACTTAAATGCTGTTTCCATCTAGTTTTAAATGATTTCCAAGTACTCCCAACATATGATTTGTTGGTTTCCTTACTAAAAATCCGATAAATTCCGCGCTTGGATAAGTCATCCAAATCTTCTTGTCTAATTTTTACTCTCATATGTATATCAATTTTAGATATACAATGATATGTAATCATTGACAATTATCCAAGTCGGAATTGTTAATTAATGTTAATAGATGGATTTTCTATTTACTCAATTCCCTTAGCTTCTTGTCTATAGTCTAATCCTCCTTCTTTAATACTTGCTTTAGAAAATGCTTTTACATCTTCTACTGGTAAGTCTCTAGGAATCTGAAGATAAGACATTTTAGCAACCAGACTATGAACGTCACCACTTCCATTAATAAAAAGATCAAGCATAGCTGGATCATTTGACACAGAAGCAATAATCCGAGACTCTTGAGATTGGTAGTCAGCGGAAATCCAGACGTTTCCTGGAGCAGAAACGAAACAAGCTCGTGTTTCCGGATCATGTGGAATATTTTGAATATTTAAATCACTCTGGCCTCCTCCAGAACTTACTCTACTAGTATCAGTTCCAATAGGATTAAGTTCTGGATGTACTCTTCCATCACCTTTATTTATAGCATCTAACCAGTTTTGACCAAAATTACTTACAACCTGAGCAGCTTTACGATACTCAAGATAAATCGGAATAATTGGGAACTTGTCTTTTTGAGGTTTTAAAATAGTTTTATCAATAGAGTCTTTCTTCTTTTTAGTTTTCTTATCAAAAGTTTCAGTCTGTATTCCAAGCTTCTTAAAGAATCCTATAACTTGATCAGGACTTCTCCAATTAATTTTACATTTACGACGTGTATCAAACCCTTCAAACAAGTCACCTTGGAGATTAATAGAAGTATAACTACCTTCTACTTTTCTTCGATATGCAGCTACTTTATCAGTACTCCAAGCTTTCTCAAGATCTTCTTTAGGCCATCTTACGAAACCTTGTTTAAGAAGTTTCTTTTTGAGTTTTTCTATTGCTACACTATTTCCTCCCTCTTCAAGTTCAGGATAACGGATTTCATAATCTTCATCCTGTTTAGCTTCCCATTCTACTACCCACTCATTCAGCTTTTCCTCAGCATTCTTCATATTTGCTAAGTCCTTATCCATCTTAGCTTGCCATTTTTCAACATCAAGTAAAACTCCGCAATATTGAAAATATGCTAAACCTTTAATAAATTCACATTCGACATACATTGCAGTTTGAAGTTCTTGTTCGTCTAAAATGACATCCATCTTTTCCTTCAAGTCTTCAATCCACATTACATCTCCTGCAGCATAAACTACTACTTCTTCAGTAAGACCTTCATTAACAATCTTACCTCGAGCACTTTTATCAAGGTCACATATTCCATAATTATGACAAGCAGCTTTCAAAGAATAACCAGCAAATGTTGGATCTTCTCCTTTCTCTACAAACATAGCAATTAAGTCTTCACGACTATATCCAAGCCATATAAGTTTCTGTGCAATATAACCATCCCATACATGTTTTGGCCAAATATCAACAGAATATAAAAATCGAAGATCAAACATTAAATTCCAACCCAATAAGAGAATATCATCTCTCTCAAGATACTCTTTAAGTTGTTTCTTTTCATCAAGAGTAAGAGTTGCCCAATCAAATACAAATTGATTTTGCTTATTTCCAAGCTGGATAGTGAGTATTTTCTTAGTATGTTCATCGAGACCTGTAGTTTCAGTATCAAGTTGAACATTGACTATATTCATTCCTAAGAGACAATTCATTGCCTCTTTAAAAGCAACTTCAGTGTATCTGGTAGAACCAAATAATTGTTTATTCCTGCTTATTAGATATATCATTATTATAGTAGAGCAAAGTAAAAGCATTACGCTTTAATTCGCAACCCTCAAACTGAAAATCTCGAGAGTCAAATCTACTTGTAATGATATGACAACCATTTACAGTTGGAAAAACCGCATAATGAGTACCACGACTATTCTCAATATATTTGATAATATCTCCTATTATCGGGTCATCAGGAGTTTTCCCATCAGCATCAACCATCCAAAGTTTATCTCTGGAAGGTGCGCTGGCTACTACAGAATCCATAATAGCACGAGACTTTGTAGTACCATGCTGAACACATTCAACTAATTTTTTAATGCAATCAAGCTGACAGTCAAATATATTCTTTCGGTTCATTTCTATATAACAACGAGCATGAAGTTTATTACAAATCTCTCTAATGAAATCTGTAATTTTATCAAACTCTTCAAGTGAGAAAACATAAAAAGTGCGGATTCTCCGATAATTGTCATGAGAACCAGCAACTTTTACTCCATCTTTATTTCGTTGCATGATAGAAATATAGTAAAACTCTCCAAATTTATCAAATTGAAGAGTACCCCTTATTTGATTTATGTTGTCTACCATAACAATTTTAACTTATTACCAAATTTACGTTCTAATTTGTTTAAAGCTCCCTCTTTTATTTGCCGTATTCTCTCAGTACCAACACCATACATTGCAGCAATAGTCTTAGGAGGTATAGGTTCCATACCAAATCCAAAATACATAATTAAAATATCATGTTCTCGGATTGTTAATTTTTCAAGATAACGTTGTATCTCGTCTGCAACATACTTTTTATTTACCTCATCTTCAAGAGGAGGTTCACCGTCTGGGATTATATCACAAACTTGACTATTGTCTTCATCTCCTCCTATAAAATCATCAACAGAGACAAGTTTATTAGAGAATTGAGCAAGATAATCAATTTGTTCGCGAGGTATTCCTGTCATATCTGAAATTTCTTCAGAACTGGGATTACGATTATTATTTTGCATAAATTGATTAGTTGCTTCGAGAATACGATTTACTAAAAGTTGCTGTGACATTGGAAGTCGGATTTCTCTTCCATTCCAATATATGGTTTTATAAATAGCTTGTTTAATCCACCATACAGCATAAGAGAGAAAAGTAACTCCTCTTTCAGGGTCAAATTTATCTACTGCTTTAATAAGTCCTTCATTACCAGATGCAATTAAATCCATTAAAGGAATTCCACGATGTTGGAACTGTTTGGCAATTGTGACTACAAATCTAAGATTAGATTGAACTACCTTATTCTTAGACCTTTTATTACCTTCATGTGCTTCTAAAACAAGTCTAGCTATCTCAGGAGGTTCCAATATTTTATATTTAGAAATATCCTTAAGATAGCTAGTTAATAGTTCATTTGACCTGTCAGTGAAGATTACTTTTTTATTCACTTACTTCCTCTGCAACTGGTGTTTCCTTGTTAGTTGGAGCATCTGCTGTCTCGTGAGGAGCATTTAATCCGATACGGATAGAAAGTATAGACAGATAAGCTTCCATAGCCTTTAATTGTGCAATTAAAAGGTCTCTGTTGAGATTATCTACTTTCTTAATCTTTTCTTCATTAAGAATGAAATCTTTTAGCTTAGTTGCTCTCTCGTTTACTTCGGTAAACTCCTTTAAAAGTTTTTCAAAAACTTCTTTTTCCATAGTTTGTAACATTATAAAATTTAAATAAAAAATCTAGTACAATAAATATCTATCAAGTTATTCTCATCTTGTAATGTATTCTTATAAAGATAAAATACCAATATAAAAAGTGTTAAAGAATCAAATATCAAGATAAAGGGGTTCATAAACCATCCGATACCGATCGTTTAATAACGATACATTTGCCATCGTAGTACCATCTATCTCTGTTACACAATGATTACCTTCATGAATATGACCACAGAAATAATACTTTGGTTTTGTCAATTTTATGGCTTCGGCAAGAACTTTATTACCAGCATTTACAGATTCAGTTGGATGCCACACATTAGGCGGAACAAGTCCAAGGTCGTTGATGTCTGCGGCATCATGCGAGATAAGAATATCACACCCGTCTGGGACGAATTTATACAGTTCTCGCAGATTTTCATCTTCCCGCATAAATGCCCAATTTCCGAATATTTTACAGAAAGGTGTTCCAAAGATTGTGTAATATTGTCCATCATTCGCAATGTGTTCTACTATCATAGTCCCGTCAAGATACCATAGCTTTCCATCAGTTTTAGACTTTAATTGTAATACATCATTATTTGTATAATGACCATCAAATAGAAAGTCATGATTTCCGCCTATAAAATAAACTTTTTCACTAGGCCAGTTAAGTGCCCAATAAGCGAATTCAGTTTCTAACCATTTCTTAGATTGAGGAATGTTCCGCTGAATTCTCAACGGAACAATATCCCCACATATTAAAGTAATTTCTGCAGTATCATGTGCATCAGGTAATTCACCATGTAAATCACTCATAACGCATATCCGCATATTTCTCTACTGCTCTTTTAAAGTCGTTTATAGAAAGAATACGTACACTAGTAGTATCGCTAATAATATCAGCATCTTGTAAAGAATCTTGTAAATCATCAAAGAAATATTCTATTGCTTTTTCTCCTTCAATACCAAACTTCTTTAATACTTAATATTCTTCATCAGTAAGCTCAATTGGTTCAAAATTTAAGTAATCAAAATCATCATCTTCCCAACCTTCATTAGTTCCGAAGTAATATGAGTTATACCATTCTTTTAGAATATCTTTACAAATCATATATTTGTTATACATATCTTCATCAAGTAATTCAAAGAAATGTACATCACATTCATCTGCCCAATTTATTGAGTCTTTAATTAAATAATGTTTCATCGTTCGTCGTATAATATTTCAAGATCACCATCAGTATCTACAAATTCTCGGATTTCACATATTCCACCATCGTCTATAAAATCTTCTTCGCTCTCGTCCTCTTCCCCATACTCGTAGTATAAATCTACGAGAGCTTCATGAACAGCTGCTAAAAAATCGTCGTCGTATTCCAACTCACCTATAGGCTTATTAGAATATGCTACATATTCTCCTCCCCATCTCTGGAAAGGTATTTCTCCGATAATTACTAAATATTTATTCATGCTTCGTCTTCAATATTAGACTCACCCTTATCAAGTTGTTGTTGTTCTTTATTCAAGAACTTAAAACACTTTAACTTAAAGGCTGCTGGTTTCATGTTATCTATCTTAATTACAAGACCTTCGTGAGGTACCTTGTTGCTACACTCGGGCGAGTCACACTCCATGTAAAAATTCTTATCGTTTGATAAACGATCAATGAAGTTTTCACTAAAGTGTACATCAGGATCGAGATCAGGATATAAATCGCGTGCTCTACCATAATACAATTCTGTTACTGGAATTAAATCATGTTCTTTAGACCATATTTGAACCTCTCTTGGAGAAAATTCAAATACTTTACCATCTACATTAGTATAGGTTAGTCGATAAATTCTAATTCCAAAGTTTCTACCGTATTGGTAAGGTTGTTTATCTGAAACATCAGAAACATATCCATAATCATAACTTTTCTGAATATACGTACCTCCTGGGAGATAACCTAAGATTTCATAATATGCTGTCATACCTTTCTCGAGTTTAGGTCTGATAATCTTATCAGCCTCTTCCCAAATATCAAATCCATAGAAACCAGGAGTTACATTAGGATTGTAAGTAGGATTCTTAATTACTGTACGAGAAGCGTATAAGTAATCATAGCGAGTAGGATCCCATCTTACATCTTTAATAAACTTAGCTATAAATTCACAAATCTTATCGGTCCAACGAGGTTGTTTCTTACATAATACATATGCAGAAATACCAGATGTTCCATGAACTTTACTTGAAATGTGAATCCAGCTGTCTGGAGTTATTACGTAAGGACATTTCTTGATAATAACAGTGTCGTAATGGAATCTAAACTGATCCTCGATGACTCTGTTGAAACCTTTGGCTTTCTTTTTGGGACGCGATCCAGACCCTTGGCTTTGCGTATTTTCTTGGACAACATATTTCTTATTAATCCAAAATTCTTTGTCTCCGTCTAGTACTGCATCAAACTCAGTACCATCTGTAATCTCTATATCTTTATTTGTAACAGAAGTAATGAAATTTGATAACATTACTGCTGGTAATAAGAAACCTTCTGAGATAACGTCTTGCAATTTAATTGCTTTAACTCTACCGTTATCATCAAACATTCCGGTTTCATTTGGGTTAGCATTTAACTCTCCATGTCTGAATAGATTGTTATAGCTTAAAAATTGTGGGTTAATCTTACACCCTGCTGGAAAGTAAACATACAATCCAGGTTCGGAATTAATTCCAACAAGAATCGTGAAACCATCAACAGTTGCACATTTGAGTCTCTCCACACTTGGTTTTGGATGTGGAGAGAACTCTTTGATGTTGACAATTTTGGCTAAGTAGTTAACATTAGCCTTTTTACTCTTACCTAAGTTCATTAGTTAATTTTAATACCTGTAGAAGTTTCATAGTTTGCGTTAAGGGTCTCTACAGCATCACCCATAACCATATCCATAGTGGCATACTTAACTTGGCTATCACCAGTTGCGCCTCTAAATGCTGATACAGCAGTATTAACCATATCATAATTAGACATCATAGCACTCTTTGTAGATACACCACGCGTCTTGATACCTAGAGTATCAGCATCATTAACGTTAGTTAAATCAGCGCCAAGATATACAAATGACCAACCAAACTCGGTTTCCATTTCCTTAATCTTATCCTTGGTAGCGGAACCTGAGTATCTACGAGAACAATTCTCTCCACCATCGGTCATAATAACTACCATAGTCTTTTCAGGTCTCTCAGCATTATCAAGAGACATATTAAATTCATGAGTCTTGTTAATACCTAACATAATACCATCAAACAATGCTGTTCCTCCACCTACTGAGTAGTCAAGTTCGGAATCAACATCAGCAATGTCCTTACCTACACATACAACTTCTGGATAGCTATTAAAATCAATTACAGTAACTGCACAGCTACCATTCTCATTAGCTTTTTGTTCATTCACAACTCTTTTGAATCCTCCGATTACATCTGCTTCAGAACCACACATTGACCCACTTGAGTCAATTACAAAACACACATGAATAAAATTCTCTTTCATTTTATAATTTAAGTACTTGTTGTATAAAACTTAGTATTTACTGGAATCTCTTCTGTCACGTTTGTCTTATTATCTACAACATGTTTAGCTAGTCTTTTCTCAAGTCTATTTATTTTCTCTTCAATAAATTCGTTGACTTCATCTACTCCGAAAATATAAGCAAGTTGTATCATCATAATAGATACATCTGCAATTTCCTCACAGATGTTTTCACGACTTACTCTATTACGACGATGTTTAGCCAAAGCATTTAGCAATTCTGCCATTTCTTCTATTGCCATCCAGGTTTGTGCCTCTACACCGTAGATATCTACGGCCTGTGCGCATATTTCAGCTACTTTTTCGTCCATCGTAAACAACTTCTATAGAATTAACATCTTCTCCCGGAACAATATCTGAGATTGTAGTGTCAGAAGCTTCTTCAACATATACTTCACAATCGCAACTCCAATCTTCCCAAGCCTGGTCATATGCTTCAGTTTCTTCCTCTTCACTTTCATATTCTATATCATCCAAGTGTAAACACCAACTATAATTGTCCCACAATTCTTGAATAATTTCCATTACGATTTCATTCCAATGTGATAATGTTTCTGGATTTTCTTCAGAATATGTTATATAATGTTCTTCGCAACCAGCTATTGGAGCTGTTGCTGTAATTAACCAAGTCTTCATTCTTCAAAATAATTTGCTGCAATTCTAACAAGAACTTTACCAATATCGTCGTAACTAAGATTTTCAGTATTATAGCTATTACCTATAGCATCATTAATCTCGTCTTCGAGCCATTCTATACGTTCTTGCTTATCTTCATCACGTTTTTCTTTTTGATAATCTAAAGCTTCATTTAGAAGATAATTAATTTCATCATCAGTGAAATCAGTCTCTTCTACATCCTCATCATGTAATCGCTCAGTTATCCATTCTTTGTTCCAATCTTCCCAGAAATCCCAGTCACAAATAACATCAGCGAAATACTTATCCCATAAATCGTATCTTCTATCCATTACCAATCAAATGTATAACCTATATAATTAGTTGCTACAGTATAATCATATAGAATTTTATTTAGATTATCTGTTATTCCTGCTGCATCTAAAGCTTCTTCAACTTCTCCTTCTTGCCATTCAATCCAATCAGATATATCTGTAAATGTCACAATCTGATACTCATATTCAAGATGCTCATTGTAGTAGTCAAGTAAAATATCGATTGGACTATCATATTTACCTAAAGTAAATGGAGAAATTTCGAATAGACGTGATTCTTCAAAGATAGTAAGAGCTTCACAATAAGATATTTCTTTATTATCCAACATTTCTTGGACAGTCTTCTTACATTCTTCTCTTTTACGTTCACGGTCTTCTCTAAAGGCTTTTACAATTTCCTCAGTCTTCGTCATTGCAGTCTGGTTCTAAGGGGTCTACCGTACAGTCACGATCATTACAATAGTTACGGATACTCCCGTCAGGTCTTTTCTCCTCACGAAAGTATCCGCAGTGATAACAATTAGATCTCATCTTTAATATCCTCTACAATACTGTCAACACTTATAATCTCAGAACCTAAATCATCTTCATCCCAAGTGTCGATGAATTCATAATCACCATCACGTACTTTTTTCTCAGCTTCTCTTTCATTTTCAGCTTTTACTAAGCACTGAGTAGTTCTTCTGACCATAGCTTTTTCTGTAAAGTCAACTATATACTCCTTCATAAAATTCTACGGCTAATTGGTCTCTATATAAATCTTCTTGTAATTGATATCCAAGTAGGAACCATACTTTATCTTCTAATCTCTTTAAACAGATTTCCTTACCAATCTCCTCATTATAGTTGGCAGGATCAACGCAAGTTGTAGATTCTCTAAGAGTAAAACCATTTTGCATCCTAATTGTTACATAGGTTGTAGGCTTACCAAAATCATCAAGAGTCCTTACAATCACATCTTGCATATTAGCTTTAACTTGCTCTAGTGTTACTGTATTCTTCATAACTTTTACATTTGTTTTTATAAAAATCTCTTTCATCGGTTATAGCATTAACTAATTCTATAAGAGCATTAACTGCTTTCTCATATGCTACTTCCCTTTTTATTATTACCTGTTTCTCATCAAAGGTCATCTCTAAATGCTTTAGATTTTAAAACCAATATTTTTATAAGATTATTAAGATGGCATATCTTCTGCTAATCTTATAGCTGCTACACTAGGTTGAAGTGGTACTCTATCATCAGATAGATAGAAGAATTTAGTAATAGCATATTTATTTAAACATTCTTGTTCAAAGTTATCAACATACCATTGTTTTTGTTCTCTATCTCCATGCGGTTTTGCTTTGAATTTAATTCCATCAGAAGTTTCTAAAACAAACACCATGTCTTCCGATCCTCTTAAACCTAATTCATATCCTACAATTAAAAATTCTTCGGATTGATATCGCTTAATTTTAATCATATCATTTGTACGACCGTTAGGTTTATAAGGTTTTTCCGGATCTCTAATAACAAGACCTTCCCAACCTTCAGAAACATATTCGTTGTGAAGTTTCATCATATTATCCCAACCACTTACTTCTACTTGTGGTACAAATTGTATTCGGAGTTCGCCTTCTTTAAACATTCTATCTGGTTCCCAACCTATTTCGGAACCATACTCTTTAAGTTCGGCAGCTATAGATTTCATCTTAGCTAAACGAGCTTTAAATGGATTGTTTAAATCTACAATATCATACCAATAGAATTGTAGAACTTCTAAGTCTTTTGCAACTTTTTGAGTTCTTGCAATAGAATTAATTTGTTGCAAAGTATAACCATGATGATAACATTCTCCATCTAACATTAATCCCTCATTGTTTTTGAACAATTTGATAAGAGCAGGATGTGTCAAGATTTCAAACATAGCACCATCATAGTTAGTAGCACCACGAGAAGATGTATGTAACTTTCCATCATCACCAAGATAGATAATACAACGAAGACCATCAATCTTTCTAGAAGCTATCCACTTCTTATTAAAAATATCAGTCTTTGTTACTTTATCTGCCTGTTTTGCGAGCATTGGTTTAATAACCCCATTGGTGCCAGCAGGAGCGTCACCAAACAGTTTATATAATTCTTCAGAACTATAGTTATCAATCTCATTTTCTAACTCAATATAACCTTTATCCTTGTAGCCTTTAACTAAAGCATTGAATTGGAGTTCTACTTGCTCATGAATATTGCGAGTAGCTTTACCTCTGTCTACAACGATTTCAGGTTGTTTAATCATTTTTCCTTCAAATTGACCAGTATATCTATAGATAGTATAAATACGAGTAGCTTCATTTCCCTCGTAAGAAATTTCAACTACTCGTATTTTACCTTTAGAATCTTTAGACACTAATGTCTTGAAGTCTGTATTCATTAGTTTTGCCAAACATATAGCTCAAAATCATCGGCAGAGAGTACAAGCATTACTCCTACTTCTGAATCTAAGAATATGGAAGCTTCACAAGATTCACATTGAATGGTTTTATAAGGTGCTTTATCCTTCAAGTAAGTTGCAATGATGTCAGCAATAGCTTCATCAGAATTGTCAACACATACCATAGATTCAGGCCTTCCAAAGAACTTTATGATATTCTTCCATTCGTCGCCTAAAGCATTCTTAAGTACATCCATATCTACTGGTTCTGCAGCATTTTTTAACTGTGACTCAACCATGTTTTTAATAGTATCCTTAAGCTTCTCAGTATTACTTTCTAATCTGAGACGTTGGTCTTTAACCTCATTCCAAAGATCTTCAATAGTAATCATAGGAATAACATTGTCATCTTTATCCCACATCCCAGGTTCTTTATCAGGATCTCCAACATAATTGCCTTGTACATCGAAATCATTTTCAATGTCATGATACTCAAATGTCCACCAATTGATTGTATCGCAGGCATCTTCTGTGAAATAAGCTTCTAACAACCAGTCGAAATAATATCCAGTAGTTTCAACTAATGGTCCTTTTGCAATATCTATCCCCATTTCGTATAACTTATCTTCTACTTTGCGGAAGCTAATATACTTGACAATAATGTCTTTAAATTTTTCGAATGTAATCATAATAAATTATTGTGAAGATAACGGAGAGAAGCAACATACTCCTC